TCGTAATGAGGTTCTATACGAACGTTCAAATGGTTGGGGATAACTTCCTTGTTCGTGGTTATGAAGATGGTAAACACTTCGCAACCCGTGAGAAGTTCTACCCAACCCTTTTTGTTGAATCACCTAAAAAGAAAACCCATTACAGAACTTTGGATGGTAAGCAGGTAGCACCTGTTAAACCTGGAACTGTTCGTGAGACAAGAGAGTTTATAAAGAAGTACGAACCTGTACCAGGTTTTGATGTATATGGTAATGAGAGATTTATTTACCAGTACATATCTGAGAAGTATCCTGCTGATGAACTGAAGTTTGATATTAATAAAATTAAGTTAGTAACTATTGATATTGAGGTTAAATCTGAGCAAGGATTCCCTGATGTAGAATCTGCTGCTGAAGAGATACTTCTTATATCAATTCAAGACTATGCTACCAAAGAGATTATTACTTGGGGCAATGGTCCATTTAAGGCACATCAAGAGAATCTATATTACAAGCAATTTAATAATGAGTATGATCTTCTAAATGATTTTATCAATTGGTGGATGATAGAAGAGAATACACCAGAAGTTATTACAGGATGGAATAGTAAACTATATGATATTCCATATATTGTTCGTAGGATAGATCGTATTTTAGGTGAGAAACTTAAGAAGAGATTATCACCTTGGGGATTGGTAACTGAAGATGAGGTCTTCATTGCTGGTAGAAAACAGATTGCTTATGATATTGGTGGTGTATCTCAGTTAGACTATCTTGATCTTTATAAGAAGTTTACTTATAAGGCACAGGAGTCTTATAGGTTGGATTATATTGCAAGTGTAGAACTTGGTCAGAAGAAATTAGATCACTCTGAATTTGACACATTTAAAGACTTCTACACACAAGGGTGGAAAAAATTCGTAGAGTATAATATAATTGACGTAGAACTTGTTGACCGTTTGGAAAGCAAGATGAAGTTGATTGAACTCGCACTCACTATGGCATATGAAGCCAAGGTGAATTACGAAGATGTATTTTATCAAGTTCGTATGTGGGATACAATCATTTATAACTACTTAAAGAAGAGAGGTATTGTCATACCTCCTAAAATTAAAACTGATAAGGACGCTAAGTACGCAGGAGCTTATGTCAAGGAACCGAAACCAGGACGCTATGATTGGGTTGTCAATTTTGACCTCAATAGCCTTTATCCTCATCTTATTATGCAATACAATATCAGTCCAGAGACCCTCAGGGAGACTAGACATCCCAGTTCGAGCGTTGAACGGATTCTGAATAAAGAATGTCAGTTTGATGGAGACTATGCTGTATGTGCTAATGGAGCACAGTACAGGAAGGATGTGAGAGGGTTCCTACCAGAACTCATGGATAAGATGTATGGAGATCGTGTGATCTTCAAAAAGAAGATGATTGAGGCAAAGAAAAAGTATGAGAAGACCCCCACTAAGGCACTGGAAAAAGAAATTGCAAGATGCAACAACATCCAAATGGCGAAAAAGATCTCTCTTAATTCTGCTTATGGTGCTATCGGCAATCAGTACTTCAGGTATTTTAAACTAGCAAATGCTGAAGCGATTACCTTATCTGGGCAAGTATCTATTCGATGGATAGAGAATAAGATGAATGCCTATATGAATAAACTTTTGAAAACGGAGAATGTTGATTATGTTATTGCTTCAGATACTGATTCCATTTATCTTAATATGGGTGATCTGGTTGAGACTGTATACAAGGGCAGAGAGAAGACTAATGAAGTCGTTGTTGGGTTCCTTGACAAGGTGTGTGAAACTAAACTTGAGCCTTATATTGAAGGTTCTTACCAAGAACTGGCCGACTACGTAAATGCCTATGATCAGAAGATGTTCATGAAGAGGGAGAACATTGCTGAACGTGGTATATGGACTGCAAAGAAAAGATATATTTTGAATGTATGGGATAGTGAGGGTGTTCGATATGAAGAACCTAAATTAAAAATGATGGGTATTGAAGCAGTCAAATCTTCTACACCTGCACCATGTCGTCAGTTAATTAAGGAAGCACTTAAACTTATAATGAATGGTACAGAAGATGATGTAATTGATTTTATTGAAAAGTCTCGTAAGGATTTTAAAAATCTTCCACCAGAAGATATCTCGTTTCCAAGATCTGCGAGTAATGTTGAGAAGTATAATGCAGTAAATTCAATCTATGCAAAGGGAACTCCTATACATATACGGGGGTCTTTACTGTTTAACTATTATGTTAAGAAGCATAAGTTAGATAAAAAGTACTCACTCATCGGTAACGGTGAGAAGGTTAAATTTTGTTATTTAAAATTACCCAATCCAATTCACGAGAATGTAATGTCATTCATTCAAGATTTTCCTAAGGAACTTGAATTGAATCAGTACGTGGACTATGATTTACAATTTGAGAAGTCTTTTATAGAACCTCTCAAAGCAATTCTTAATGCGATTGGTTGGAGTGTAGAAAAAACAGCAACGCTGGAGGCGTTTTTTACCTAATGGAATTACCTGTAGATGACAAAGAGTTGGCAACTATTATAAGTGCCTTACACTTAGGTGGTGACACAGCACTTTTTCAGAAGTTGAAGATTGTAAAAGAGACTAGAGATGAAAATCCTGGTGGTCCTTATAAGAAGATTATCAGGGAAAGATACGGCATGGTCTTTTAGACTAAATGATGCTATAATAACACCATCAACAGTATACAAATGTTTGCTACACTAATTCCTCACGGTAACCTACAAGGCGGTGCTGCATATGCGGTCTTTATGGGCGTGTGTATTTTGGTTCTTGTGGTTTATGGTTTATACCTAACCTTTGGACCAGGTAAAGAAAATCTAAGAGATCAAATTGATGAGCATGCTAAGATGCATGAATTAGGTATTGCACATGGGCATGGTGGAAACAAAGGTGCATATGAAATGTCTGGTAAACTGGACGACCATACACATGATGAAGTTAAATAGTTATGGATTTTTTAAAAGAGATAGTTAAGGAAATTGGAGACGAATACACCCAACTCGCCAGAGACATCGACGACACCGAATCTTTTATTGATACGGGTTCGTTCATTTTTAATAGCCTCATATCAGGTAGCATATTTGGTGGTGCTTCTCGTAACCGTATTACCGCTATTGCTGGCGAGAGCAGCACTGGTAAGACTTTCTTCTCCCTCGCAGTTGTCAAGAATTTTTTGGACAATAATCCTGACGGTTACTGTCTCTATTTCGATACTGAAGCTGCTGTTAATAAAGGGTTACTTGAATCTAGAGGCATTGATCTAAATAGGATCGTGGTGGTGAATGTAGTCACCATAGAAGAGTTTAGATCAAAGGCATTAAGAGCAGTTGATATATACTTAAAAAAATCTGAGGAGGAACGCAAACCTTGTATGTTTGTGTTAGACTCTTTAGGAATGTTGTCTACTGAAAAAGAAATCAGAGACGCACTAGATGATAAGCAAGTTAGGGACATGACCAAATCCCAACTTGTCAAGGGAGCATTCCGTATGCTAACATTAAAACTAGGTCAAGCAAACATACCCCTTATAGTTACAAATCACACATACGATGTTATCGGTAGTTACGTCCCTACTAAAGAAATGGGAGGAGGCAGTGGCCTCAAGTACGCCTCGTCTACGATCATTTATCTCAGCAAAAAAAAGGAAAAGGATCAGAGCGAAGTTGTTGGAAACATTATTAAAGCTAAGACAGCCAAATCTAGACTCTCCAAAGAAAACAAAGAAGTAAACATACGTCTTTATTATGATGAGAGAGGATTGGATCGCTACTACGGACTTCTAGAGTTAGGAGAACTTGGAGGACTGTGGAAGAATGTTGCAGGTAGATACGAGATCAATGGTAAAAAAGTATATGCCAAAGCAATCTATAAAGATCCTGAAGAGTACTTTACAGAAGATATATTACAAAAATTAGACGCTATAGCAAAAGAAGAGTTTAGTTACGGTAAATAATGGACACCATTGAAGTAACCATTTTAGAGAACCTCGTTTATAACGAGGAGTACTCTAGGAAGGTGATCCCTTTTATCGAGCCTGATTATTTTCAGGAGCAGGGACAAAAATTAGTTTTTGAAGAAGTAGTTCAATTTATCGCTAAGTACGATACTCAAATAACTGTTGAGGCATTGTTAATTGAGATATCAAATCGTAAAGATCTTACTGAACAATTGCTTAAAGATGTTCAGATCTTAGTTGGTAATCTTGAACGTAGTCCACAAGATGATCAATGGTTATTAGATTCTACTGAGAAGTGGTGTCGAGAACGTGCTATATACTTAGCACTAATGGAATCAATAGGGATAGCAGATGGACAAGATGACAAGAAAGGAAGGGATGCTATTCCTAGTATTTTGTCTGACGCTCTGGCTGTTTCTTTCGATAATAATATAGGGCACGATTACTTTGGTAATGTTGACGAACGATATGAGTATTATCATAAGAAGGAAGAAAAGATTCCATTCGATCTTGAATATTTTAACAAGATTACAAAAGGTGGAGTACCGAATAAGACTCTCAACATTGCTCTCGCTGGCACAGGTGTTGGAAAATCTTTATTCATGTGTCATGTGGCAAGCTCAGTGTTGTTCCAAGGCAAAAATGTTCTCTACATTACATTGGAAATGGCAGAGGAAAAGATTGCGGAGAGGATTGACGCTAATCTACTTAATGTCAACATACAAGATATAACAGATCTTCCTAAACCAATGTTCCAAGGGAAGATTGACAATCTTATGGGTAAGACACAAGGGCAACTTATCATTAAAGAATACCCTACTGCGTCTGCACACTCAGGACATTTTAAAGCATTACTTAATGAACTTGCATTGAAGAAGTCATTCAGACCTGATATAATATTTGTAGATTACTTAAACATCTGTGCTTCCAGTCGTTACCGTGGGAACTCAACAGTCAACTCATATTCATACATCAAAGCGATTGCGGAAGAACTCCGTGGTCTCGCTGTTGAAGCGAATGTTCCTATCATCTCAGCGACTCAAACTACTCGTAGCGGATTTGGTTCTAGTGACGTTGATCTTACCGACACCTCTGAATCTTTTGGCCTTCCTGCTACTGCTGATTTTATGTTTGCACTTATATCGACAGAAGAGTTGGAAGGTATGAATCAGATAATGGTAAAGCAATTAAAGAATAGATATAATGATCCTACAATGTTTAAAAGATTTGTTGTAGGTATTGATAGAGCAAAGATGAGATTATATGATGTAGAACAAAATGCACAAGAAGGTGTAGTTGATAATGGTCATGATAAGGAGGATACTCCTGAGACTAAGTTTAAGGATAAGTTTGGGGGTTTTACATTTTGAATATACCTTTAGAATTAATGGGTGATCCATCTGAGATTGAGTATCCAGATAGGAGACAATTTCCATGTGATAAGACCGTAGATAAGTGGAAGTCTATAGGACATCTTTATGTTAACTATACAGGATTATTATTAGAGGAGTATAGAGGAATTCCTGAGTGGTGTCTTGATATAAAGGATCATCTTGTTAAAGAATATGATTTACAAGATGCTTGTTCATCCATCTACTGTATGCCACCAGGAACGATTATGCCAGAGCATAGGGATACTTATCCTCGTTATAAGTCCTTACATAATCTTGACAATCTAGAAAAAATCTGTAGAATACTAGTATTCCTAAATGATTGGGAATCAGGACATTATTTTGAGGTTGATACAAAACCTGTAGTGAACTGGACCAAAGGAGAATATATAATGTGGAGAGGTGACACACCGCATATTGCGGCTAATGTTGGTTCAACCAACAGATATACTATGCAAATTACAGCACATGACTAAAATTAAATTAACAAAAAAGCAAAGACATCAAGTGAAATCTAGGTGGTATTATATTTTCTGGGGTGCTGCGACTGTATCTGTCTTTGCTGGACAAATGTATGTTGGATCTGGATATCGTCAGATGTCAAGATCCTTTAATCGTATCTTAGATACTGTTCGTTTAGAGTTGGTTGGACCAGAAGAATATGACCATCCAATGTTGATAGACAGACATGAGATTCCAGATATGATTGATGCATGGGAGCAAGAGGAGAGATTGTACCACCCTACGAATCCTCCTACACCAATATACTAAAGGAGGGTTATGAGTCCAAATATACATGACATACCTGGTATAGGACAGTTCTATACTAAGAAAGAAGTTGATGGATTGATTAAGGCTGCAGTTGATGAAGCAAGAGCAATAGATGAAGAGTCTATGCGTAAGCATAATCGTGATGCTACTATCATTAGTATGATACTTGGGTTTACATGTTTAGCATTATTTGTGGATGGTTTACTGAGAATTTTAGGAATTATTCCACCATTTATGGATATAGATGTCAATGTTATTGATAAGATTGCAGACAAGGTAGAGAATGATATGATACCAGTGTTATCGGATACAATGAAGAGGATGCCGAATGTACCTAAGCCATGGTAATTGATTCGCTAGTATCGAAACAAGTTCCACAACGTAGAGCAGTTATAGATGATGTAGTAGACAAGTATTTTGACTACTGCTCATCTTTTACTTTTAAATTAAAAAACGGATTACCTAATCAAGTAATTCATAGAGCAGGTTTTGTTAATTGTTACGTTGATGTAAAAAAGAAAATAGTATATCTGCATGTTGATAAGTGTGGAAGTACATCCATAACTGCAGCATTTATTACTGAGGGTATGAGTTTTATACCTTTGGATAAGTTTCCTCGTGCAGAGGATTATGATGCTATGGCAAAATTTTTTGTTGATAGTGGTTATACTTTTTTTGCTATGACTAGAGATCCTTGTACTAGATGGGTATCTGGAATGAATGAGTTTATGTGTAGATATAAACCACCATTTGATTGGGTAAGAAAATCAGTAATGAAAAAGAAATATGTCTATGATGAACACACTGCACCACAACACTTGTTTTTAAGATTGTGTTTAGAGTATAATGGTAAACTTAAGTTATTAAAATTAGATAATAATTTAAAAGAAAAGGTTAATGATTTTCTTGGTATGAATTTAGATATACATCATTTAAGACAGTCTAAATATTTTGTGCCTAATCATACAATGTTGGCAAAAAAATTATTCCATAAGGTTGTGGAACCAGATATGGAAGAATTCAATAAATTATACGCTATAGATTATGAGTTATACAATTCCGCTGAATGATCAAGTAGTAAGGGATTCAACAATATATCAGTTTGAGCAAACTATTGCTAACTTTTATGGTGCTCCTTATGCTATAGCAGTGGATTCATGTACTCATGCAATGGAATTGTGTATGAGATATGAGAAGTTTGATACTGTTAAAGTTCCTACTCATACTTACTTATCAGTACCTCTGATAATGAAGAAGATAGGTGGTATTAAATGGAGATGGGAAGATCTTGAATGGGAAGATTATTATTATATTAATGGAACAAATATAATTGATGCTGCTGTTTATTGGAAGAAGGATTCATATATTCCTAATACATATTTTTGTTTAAGTTTTCAGGCAAGAAAACATCTACCATTAGGACGTGGTGGTATGATTCTTACTGATAATCCTACATCATATTACTATCTAAAGAAGATGTCATGTGATGGTAGGGATTTTTATAGACCTTGGAGAGATCAAGATATAGATGTTATGGGTTATCATTATTATATGACACCAGAGAAGGCAGGTGAGGGATTAGAAAAATTTCAAACAGCAGTAAATAAACCAACTAAGCAATGGTCTTATCAAGACTATCCTTACTTACCTGGTATGAGTGTATTTAAATATGACAAATTTTGATGATAAGTTGAAGGGGTTGCCTCCCATATTTTATTTGAATATGGATCATAGAACTGAGAGGAAGGCACACCTTGAGAATGAATTTAGTAAGTGGGGTATCACAGATTATACTAGGGTATCTGCTAATAGATTTCATACTAGTAAAATAAATGAGTGGGGTCATAAATTAGACTTGATGCTTCTTGCTCCATCTGACGCATCAATTGTAATGAATGAGTTCTGGACTTTTATTGATTGGTATGATTCAGGCATATCAGAGAACATGCTTTTGATACAGGATGATTTGGCACTGGATCTAATAGAACATTGGCCATTTGATTGGAAGACTTTATATAATAATCTACCTTATGATTGGGATATAGTACAACTATATTATTGTCACAATGATTTTTTAAGAATGCATTTATCACCTAGGATTGGTGAGAGTTCATCTGCTGCATGTATTCTTATTAATAGACATTTTGTTGAGAAGTTAAAGAAGTTACATCTTCAACCAGATGGGTCATTCAGACTTAATAATAATCTAAGAGATGTTACTGTACCACCAGAATGTTATAGTAGTGATGACTGGTTAATATATCAAGTTGGTAAGTCATATACATTACCTCTTCTTGCTTTAAATCAAAGACTAGCAACTAGACCTGACAACAGGCAAGAAGCAAATAAAGATGAAGAAGTATATGATGAAGTAGTTGCTCAATATCATAATAAGATCTATGATATACTGGCAACAACTTGCACTAGAAAATGGTGGGAAACTCAAAGTAGCAAATTTACTGCTGATGATATTTTAAGTTGGGGTGGTTATGTTCATAAAGATATGATTATTAAATTACCTCAGTATGATAGTAAGTTATGAAGTTAGAAGGAATACCACATATAATATATCTTAATTCTAAGCATCACCCTACACAGGATGCTAGGATAAAAGAGAACTTGGATTACTATGGTGTAAAATATGAGAGATATGAAAAAGAATATACTACTAAATTTTTAGATCTTCCCTTTGCTAGTTTTAATGATCTACTAACAGATGATTATAGCGATCAAGGATTTGGAGAATATGTTTCTGGTTCAACAGACTATTCTCATTTGCGTGAAGATGAACTTACATTAACATTAGATAATTATAATGCCATTGTTAAATGGTACGATAATTCGGATGATGATGTATGCATAATAATGGATGATTCTGTTCGGTTGGACATGTCTCAATATTGGCAGTTTGATTGGAGATATGCATACTTGAGACTTCCATATAATTGGGATTGTATTCAATTATTTACTAACTCTTATTCTGAAAAGATTAAGATGAATTTACACCCTTGGATACGTCATTCCAAATCAACTAGGTGTTATATGATTACTAGATTATTTGCAAAGAAGGTTAAGAGATTTCATTATGATAATGGTAAGTTTAGACTCCACTATAGATGTAAGGATAGACTCATTCCTTCTAATGAGTATGGAAGTATTGAAACTAATTTGTTTAATCTTGGTGTTACTTACACACTACCTCTTTTTAATCTAGATGAAAATGCTGGTTTTTATATTGATTCTAATACTACCGAATCTTCTACTGCAATGATAAAAAGACAGAGAGATTTGTTATCATCAGATTCTATTAAGTATTGGTGGACTACAGTTGCTTCACATTATTCCTTAGACGAACAGTTCTCATATGGTAGAGATGAGGAGTGGAAAATGGAAGTTAGTTTTGACATGCAATGTGATCATGTTCATATGACTAAGAAGAAGATGCTTATATGGATTTAGATAATAAACTTAAAGATATGCCAAAGGTATACTACTTTAATCTGGATAATAGAACAGATAGAAGGAAGTATATGGAGAGACAGTTTAATAAATTTGGTATTGAGTATACTAGATTATCGGGTACAAAGTATTTGGGATCTAAGATAGATGAATGGAATCATTTGATTGTAGATTTTGATGAATATACTTTGTTACCTGCTATTGCTGCTAATGCAATATCACATCTTGAGTTTTTAAAGAAGTGGTATACAGAGACAGATGAACCACATTTAATATTAATGGAGGATGACTATGATTTAAGTCTTATACCAAGGTGGCATTTTGATTGGAATCATTTGATGGAGAGACTTCCATATGATTGGGATTGTCTTCATATGGGATTTGAAAATCCAGAAGGATTACCAATGTATCTACATCCTATACAATCTGCTCATGATTTTGGACCAATTTTAATTCATAGAGAATATGTTGAGAAACTTATAGATCTTCATTGTGATGGTGATAGATATAGATTATTAAATACGGTTGCTAATGCTGCTTGGAATTCTGGTGAAGCAGTTGCTGGATCTGGAACTGTAGATTATTTTATGGTTCATACTGGTAGAACATATTGCATACCATTAATATCAATCAATCCAAACTTTGGTAGTTTTGAAGACAATAGTTTGATTCAAAATTATTATCGTGAGGGTGGAGATGTTAAAGCAAGGAATGCATATTATTTTTGGTGGCAACATGAGAGAGACAGATTTACCTTAGATGATTTTTTTACCTATGGGGGTGGAATAGATAACAAGATGACACTAGACACAGAGAAGTTTTTACACTATGATATTAGTGGTGAAATGTATAAACTCTACGGAGAACGCTATCTACAACGATATAGAAATAGATGACTGTTAAGAAATTTGCTTTTGCTGATAAATTAAAGCACATGCCACATGTATTGTATACCAATGTCAAAGGACAAAATGGTAGAAAGCATTGGATGGAATATAATATGAGACTTCAGGGTATTAAATTTACTAGGATAGAACTACCTCCTGTTAAAGAGATGCCTGATGATTTTCATAAGAAGTTAGATGGAGATTATTCTGATAAAAGTTCTATAATAATTAATTGGTACTCGTCTCAACTATTAGATATTCTACGTAAGTGGTTGGAGGATACTAAAAATACTGGTGAACCTTATATCATTTTAATGGAAGATGATTATGATATAAGACTTCAAGACTTCTGGCATTTTAGTTGGGAGTATATGATAGAGAGATTACCATATGGATGGGATAGTATTCAGTTAGGATTTGAATCTCCAGATGTAGTTCCATTTTATTTGCATCCAACTAGACCTGAGTATTCTTTAGGTGCAACTTTAATGAGTAGGCATTATGCAGAGAAGTTATTAGATTTACATTATATTAATGGAAAATATAAATTTGATTATACTATTGCAAATTCTCTTTATATGAATAGAGATTCTGGAATACATGATGGTCAAAATTATGATCAGACATCAGGATCAGCAGATTACTTTATAGCACAATCTGGTAATTGTTATTCTATTCCTATGATACCCATAGTTCCATACTTTGCTGGTATCAGTGATCATGGTGGATCGGGAGACGATGATGCTTGGCAAGCAAGACCTAGTTTTTTAAAATGTTATAAAGCATATTGGGAATGGTGGACACAGGATAGAGATAATTTTACTATTGATGACTTCTTCACTTATGGTAAGGATAATGATATTCTTATGCAGAGAGATATCTCTCAGTGGAGTGATAAATATTTTTTAAATAAAGCAACAGAAGAGAGAAGAGATTTTCTCTATGAAAAT